TACAATCTGCTGCATCACCTTCTGGTGACGCATATCCTCAGCAGTCGCGCTCGAGAGTGCACCGACATAGGCAATGTCGGACTCAGTCGTCGCGTCGGTAGCAGCCTTCAGTAGGTTCTGGGCAGCGGTAAGCTTACGCTGCTCATACCAGAGTGCCCCTTGTGCAGCGGTCATCGCCGCAAGTTGAGCAACCTGTGGAAGCGCCTGGAATGCAATGCCCGCAGCACCTCGACCCTGCTGCAGGTCCTGGATCCTCTGCTGTGCATCCGCAACAGCCTGAGTCTGTTCAGCGACACGCCTCTGAGCATCAGCCGTTGACTGAGCATTGAGGAGTGCAGTGTTCTTGAGCGTGGTTAGGTTCTGATCGTTCGATTGCTTCTGCTGCTCGACGTAGTCTTGCAGTGCCTTGGTCAGATCCTTGACCGTAGCAGTTCGACGAGACTCGGCATCGTTCAGGTCGAGCGTCTTCTTCTTGCCGTCGTCCAGACTTTCCCACAGGTAGCCGAGAACCATCGTGAAGCCGATGATCGCGGCACCCCAGGGACCAGCGAAGAATGCGGCGACACGACCGACAGTGCCGCCCATGGTCGACATCGCAGCCGCAGTCTGACCTCCCTGCTGCGCGAGAATGACAAGCGGATTGATACCTGATGCCCAAGACGCCACAACGTCCTGCATCTGATAACCAATCTGAACGTTCATGCTGTTCATCCGGCCCATTGTCCGAACGTTCACATCCATCTGAGCCTTGGCTTGCTTCAGAACAGCAGTGTATTCAGCCTGACTAAGCTTCTGCGCATCGAGTAGCTTCTTCGCAGTCGCCACAGTCTGGTTGTAGCGCATCTGGGCCGCATAAGCAGGATCGATGGATGCACGAAGTTCCTGAGCTGCACGAGCCTCAGCAGCGGCTGCCTTTGCTGCGTCAGCTTCAGCCTTCGCAGCTTCACGAGCGGCAGTGGCGGCAAGTCGTTCTGCAGCAGCTTTCTCTTGAGCGGCGGCCTTCGCGGCAGCGGCGGCATCACGGGCAGCTTGCCTTTGCTGTTGACGAGCGGCTTTCTCAGCGGCTGCTGCTTCCTGCAATGCCGTTCGTTCAGCTGCGGCCTGTTCACGCTTTGCCGCAAGAGCCGCCTGTGCAGCTTCCTTCGCGTCGGCAGCTTCCTGTTGGCGGGCAGCTCGTTCTGCGGCTGCCTGTTCACGAGCTTGCTGCTTCGCCTCTTGGGCTGCAGCTCGAATAGCTGCTCGAGCTTCGGCACGAGCTTGTTTCTCGGCTTCGGCTGCTTCTCGTGCTGCCTGCTTCTGAGCAGTGGCAGCCTCCATTGCAGCTTGACGAGTAGCCTGTGCTGCGGCGCGAGCGTCTGCGGCCTCTGCAGCTTTACGTGCCTTAGCCTCTGCAGCTGCTGCGCGTCCAGCGGCGCTGTTCCGCATAAGCGCGGCGGACTCTTCATCGAGTAGCTGTTTGGCTGCCTTGATGGTCGCATTGTATTCCTTGCGATCCATCTCTCCCGCCTTGAGCAGGAGCTTGGCATCGGCCATCAGCTTATTGAAGCGTTCCTGTGCAGCAAAGGTCGGATCGATTGCTGCCTTGATCCGCTTGAACGCCTGCTCGAGACCTTTGGCCTCATCGCTGACGCCCTTGATACCAGTCCGTGCCTTGCGGCTACCAGACTCAACACCCGACGCGTTGGCGTTGATATTGATATTAAGATCGTTGTTTTCGTCAGCCATTAGTGGAACATCCCGCCCGGTCCAGCCATCTTCAGCAACTCATTCAAGTCGTCGCCTTTATGGCCTTGCTTCGCTGGCTTTCCTGGCGACTTCTTTTTCTTCGGCTTTATCAGCCCCAAATAAGCGGCAGCAGAGACGTAGACCGGTGGACCATGCTCAGCCCAGAACTCGACCATCTTGTAGTATCGAGGCAGGGTCCACCGTTTCCTTACTCCGCTCCAGCTTCCTCCCTCGTATCCTGCGGCGACAAGCTCTGCGATGATGTCGGAGCAGTCTCCGTTGAATGGTTCTGCGTCTGATCCGCCGTCGGCGGACTGTCTTCCCCCGAGACGGGTTCCAGCCCAGCCTCCTGATTGATCTGATCCACAGACTTGCGGATGCCTTCGATTTCCTTCGCCTTGATCTTCCGCTTCAGGAAGTAGACGACACGGTCAAACGTCTGCTCGTCACCGAGGGCTTCTTCAGCCCCGATACCGAACTGCGTCTTGTCGAAGTGATCGGCCTCAACTAATCCCGCGGCGATAATGCAGATGCCGGCAGCGACCCCTTTCATAGGATCCTGTGCCAGCATAGCTTGCTCTACGAACGGCCATGCGCGTTCAAGAGCGGCGAAATTCATTTCGGGTACTTCGTATTCAGTACCCCCAACAGTCACTTTGGCCATTTGGTTGTCCCTCCATTTGGCATTCTAGGAAATAGGCGGCGCCGGCAAGGGGATCACCGACGCCGCCCACTACGGAAGCCCACCCCCCGTAGATTGTTAGTTTCCGCCGCCGGCGATCGAGGTGGTCGTGATCCGAGCAACGCGGTTCGCTGCGTCGGCCATCGACTGACCCGAAAGTTCGGCGAGCAAGTAGTCGTCCATCTTGAGCGGCAGCGACAGCTTGTCCGCAACGTTGCTGTAGAGCAGCAGCGTGAAGTACTTGCCGTCGTAGTTCTGCGAGAGCACAAGCTGGAACTTCGGCGTGTTGCCCATCAGCTGGTTGCCGATATCGAGCGATCCGCCGGTCGCCGAGTCTTCCCACAGGTAGTTGAGCAGAGCGACCTTGCCGGTGTCCGCAGTGTTGAACGTATAGACGCCAGCACCGCTGACCGTATACTCGCCCGGTCCCGGCGTTGCAGCAACCTGCTTGAACGGTGAAGCATCCGCCGCATCATAGACACCGAGGTCCATGACGAAGTCGGCGCCGTGCGTTGCAGTGATCTGGAACGGAGTGGCCGGGATCGCACCGCCATTCTCGTTGATGACCTGGATCAGCTGATTGCCGGTGTCGACCGTCTCGCCGAAGAAGATCTGGTTGAACGCCTCGACATCGATGTTACCCGTCGAAGCTTTCCACTCGATCTTCGTCTTACCGCGAGCGGTGTCGAGAGCGAACTGGTACTGACCGAACAGCTGCTTGACGTCTCCGGAGAAATCGACCGAAACGTCTTGCAGTGCGCCGAAGCGCAGTGGGGCACCTCCACCAACCGGGGTCGCAAAGAGCTGCCCGGTGCCGAAGACAAACTGACTCATCTTTCAAGCTCCTTACCTAAATAACCCAACCGAACAATTCGGCTTTCACAGATTTGGAGGTGTTCCCCCGCACCCGGGCCCGTGAAACTCATTATGGCACCAACAGTTTAATGGGAATTACAATCATCCCCTGGTCGTCTATGTCGCCTGGGTCCTTGAAGATACGACCACTGATAAAGCAGTGGTGAACCAGACCATTCAGCGTGTTGCGTTTGTCGGGGTAGCCGGGATCAGCTGGCAATGGTGCCAGCGCTTTGCGGCATCCGCCGATGATAAGGTTGTTCTCGATTGCACCGATGGCTTTTTTGTCCTTACCGACGCACTGGAAGATCACCCAGTTTGCCATCAACGTTGTCTTATATGGCTGGTTGGTGACCTGTTGCTCGTCAGTGGCCCACTCTGCCTGGAAACATGCCGGCTGCTGGTTGCTCGGCACATCAGCGAATAGGCGAACACGGCGCGATGCCGTGATGAACTGACGCGGCTCTGCCGGATCATCGCCTGCGCGTAACCAGCGCACCGCTGAGACGCGTTCGAAGAGCGCTGCGAAGATTGCTTCTTCGTCGATCATGCTGAGCGCCTCATGTTAGCACGGATACCATCGATCACCGCCCTCTTGACACCGCGAGCAATCTCTGGTCCCTTGTCGCGGAAGGCATCTTTCATGAAACGATGGGCCGGGATGTGAGCACCAGGATGCGAGACTCGAGTAGCAAAGATCTTCTTTCCCTCATAGCCAATGAACGCCAGAACTCGCGCCTTGCTCGGGTAGATCATGTGAGGACCGATGTTTGCACCTTCCTCCTGTGGCCGCGCATGTAGAACACCTTGAATGAAGACGCGGCCGATGATGCGCTTACCATCTTCACGAACCTCTGATCCTAGACCACCACGAAGCTTACCGGACTTACTCTTCAGTCGAGCATCGATGTTGTCACCAACATCCCGCTCGAGTTCATCAGTCCAATGCTCAACCTTATCCAGAAGAATAGCCCGAACAGTGTCGGGCATCTGGTCAAGGTTCCTTAGGAGATTGGTGTCGCCTAGGACGTTCAGATAGAGGAAGTCGTCACCAGCCATGTTAGAACGGTACCACGTTCATGTAGGGCTGCAGTGTCGAGCGGATGGAGTCACCCATGTCCTTCTGCGAAAAGGTGACAGTCTCCTGACCACCGAGTGTTTTCGACAGAATACCAATGCGATCCTTCCGCTTATACCATTCACCGATCAACTCGGTCACAGCGAAGGAGACATCGAATGGAACCAAGTCGTAACTGATGACAGCTTCCTTGCCCGTGTCGGCGGCAGCGAACGTGTAGAGACCCGAGACATCCACAGAGTACTCGCCGGTCGCGGGACCTGAGTCTACCTTGGTGGCTGCTGTGCCGTCAATCGTTACGCCGATGTCACCGATCCATTGTCCGCCTTCGGTCGGTGTGACCTGGAAAGGCGTTGCGGGAATAGTGAAAGTCTGTGAAGTGCGGAAGCCGGCGGTGTAGATCACCTGCGACGGGGCTCCGTGCCAAAAACTGTAGCCGTATAGATCAAGGCTCTGCGGACCGAAGCGAGGATCCGCGAGCACATAGCCGGAGTTCGGGTTACCGTAATTACCCAATGTGGAAGCACCGATAGCAGAACCGGCAACCCCCACAGAGGTGACAGCCGTGACTGGCCAGAAAGGCAGCAATACGGACGACTTGCCGTTGCCGCGGAAGTTCATGGTATAATCGGTTACGCCGAAAGTATCGCGTCCGATCCAGGTGAGAACGAACTGAGAGGCCGACAAGATCAGGCGGTCGAGAAAGCTGTTGCTATCGTCGTCCGTGATGCCAAGATAATCCTTGACAGCCGCTAATGTCGTCAGCCTCTCAGTCATGAACTATTCCTCGTCCTGGATGCCGGCGGCTTCACGGGCAAGACGCTTCAGCTTCTTCATGCCCATGCTGTTGTCGGCTTCACCGCCGCGCTCCTCGATGAACTCAACGAGCTCGT